TTAGGAAATTCGGCGTAAGTGTCAAGAGTGTCTGTCGTTCCAGCTTTAACGCACTTAAAAGCAAGCGTGTTGTCTTTTGCAGGATTAGCTCGAACAACGTCGCCAACCGCAAACGCCGTGTTGTCTATCCACTTATGTAAGGCGTAGGGATAAGCCATTAGACTTCAAATACTTGGACAAAAGTAGCGGTAATATTAAACAAATTTGAATACGGCATTGTTTTAGTCCAGTTTGCACAGACCCATTTATAAGTGGTCCCCTCGTCTGGTGGCGACCAATTAAATGATTCGACCCCTTTACGAGCCTCTAAAAAATCTTCAATCGTGTTGGTATCAGTTGCTGTTCTGTTTTGCCAAGATAATCTCCAAACTTTTGAATCTTGGTTGATACCAAAAGTAGCGCGTTGCGAATACCCTGAGCCAAATTGAATTGCTCGAACACTTGGTTTAGCTTGTTTTGAAGCCCCATAGTCAGGAGCAATATCAGGGAAATTAGCCATTAGCTTAATAATCCTCCAGGACGTTTTTGCTTGATTAGCTCAGCCTGCACAGCTGCGCCAATTGCAGAGCCAAGAGCTTTGGCATTTGGCTGATCGCCTTGAGCCTCAGATCCAGACGCATTAACATTAACTACTACATTACCAACGCCACCACCAGAAGATTCAACGCCAAGCTTGCCGTTAGCTCCACGGCGCAAAGGCATAATTGCTTCGGGGCCAGCCTCGCCCATTAATCCCATGCCATTAGCCATCGGAAAAATGGTTGGCTTATTGACAACGCCACCAGAGGCAAAAGGAACAATTTTACTTTTGGCATACACATTGCCATTTGCTGAAGGAAATATTGAACCCATTAAAGATTTTGTGCCAAAGTTCAATAACAAACTAGCCATTTGCCTTAACACGCCAGACAAGGACTCACTTAATGATTTTGTGCCATCAATTAATCCTTCAATGGCATCAGCCAATCCAGTGGCAGCAATGTTTTTTATAGATTTAAATAGCTTTTGAGTTTCTGTCAACTTAACGTTTAGCTCATCAACTTTTACCGATCTGCCGCTAAGCAAACGAAGAATATCTTCATTGGCTTTAGCATCTAAATTTAAAAGTCTAATGTTTTTTTCGCGAGGCAGCAAAGTGCCTTCTTCAATTTTTTGCCTATCAAATGCAAGCTTGGCACTTATTACTGCAAACTGATTACCGCTTCTTCTTGCCTCGTTTAGTTTTTGAGCTAAGCCAAGCAATGTTTCCGATGCATCAATACGCTCTTTTGCTTTTGACGATTCGGCGCTGCTAGTATCAAGAGTAATACCAGGCAAACCGCCACCTGCTTCTGGTTGTGCTATTAACGTTTGATCTCTTACAAGCCTGTCAATAATTTCATTTAATTCCGCAGCAAATTTCTTTTGTTTCCCTTGCTGTTCAGCAAGCAAAATCTTTTGCGACTCAATTAAGCCCGATCTTGTCCCCCCCAAGCCTCCAGACAATTCTATTTCTTTTTCAAAACCTGCAATAACCTCTTTTGTTTTATTAATAGCTTCTTTGTTCGCGTTTAAAAGAACAAGTAATTTGTCTTTTCGGTTTTCGTCTCCAATGCTAAAAAAGTCAATTAAAGATCGCGAAGCAAGTCTAATTGAATTTGCAATTTGTGTAAATGTATCTTGGAAAGACGCGCCAATAGGCGCAAGAAGTTGGCCGGTTGTTTGGCTTAATTGTTCTAGTGCAACTTTCAATCTATCGCCTGCCGCTTCAGGCCCTGTAGCAATAACAGCAGCATTTTCCCCATAACGCTCAAAAATTGCTTTTGTAAATGTTAAAAAGTCTTGTAAACTAACTTCGCCTTTTTCTAAAGACTTATCTAGTTCCTGAGGTGTCTTGCCAATTGATTCTGCAAACAAAGTAAACGCACCGGGAAGCCTTTCCCCGATTTGTTGTCTCAATTCTTCAGCTGATACCTTACCTTTAGAGAAGACTTGAGAAGTTGCTGTTAACGCAGAATCAATGTCTTGCAAAGAACCGCCAGTGGCCCTAACGGCTGCAACAATTCCATTAAAAGCAATTTTAGTGTCTTTTAAGCTTCCACCAGCGCCTTGAACTGACGCTTGCAATTTTGTAAATTGTCTTGTAATTATTTCTTGAGGCAGCGCAAAAGTTTTTGTGCTTTTTTGAATAAATTCAAGAGATTCTTGATACTCAACTGCACTTGTCGTAACACCTCTTAAAGCAATTTGAAGCTTGCTAAGGCTTGCTGCATATTCAGCCGTTGCTCCTAAAGCTTGTCTTAGTTGGCCAACTTGAGCACCAATGGCACCACCGACAATGGCACCACCTGTGCCACCAAAAGATCCAAGTAACGCACCTGCCGCACCTTCAGGACCGCCAAAACCCCCAGCACCTGCAACTGTCCCTGCAATTTGAGCAGCGCCCCTAAGCCTCCCTCCTCCACCTGGAGCTTTTCTGCCTTCTGCTTTTTGCAACTGCTTATCAAGCCTTGCCGCCTCAGCCGTGGCCTCTTTAAATGCAGCACTGCCAATCTCAACTTGCTGCGTAATGTCACGCCAAGCGTTTCTGTAACCCCGAAGATTGGCAATGCTATTTTTTGACGTTCTTTGTACGTCTTTCAATTCTTTTGATATTTGATCAAACGGAGCCGCAACACTTTTAGCCTGTTGCCCTAGCCCGTTTAAAGTCCGCGTTAATTTATCAAGGCCAGCATCACCTGCAATTTCTACAAGGATTTCTAATTCAGTTGAAACCTTGGCCATCAGGAGTCCTTCTTGTTCAAGCTGGCGAGTGCGGTTAGTTCCATCACCTGTACGCCTTCAAAAAGGGCAACAGGATCCTTGACTTCATACAGTCTACAGAGGTAGTCCAGCGACGAGTAATTTAAACCCGAGACCCCGCCCATACTGACATTCCACTGCGTTTGCAACCTTAAGAACATTGCAACAATATCCCAGTTTTCTTCCCACACTTCAAAATCCGCAGCCTTACGTGCCTTACGGAATGCATTGATCTCGCCAGGGTCCATACCCTTAGCCATCAAGTCATCAATGCTTTCATCAAAAACCCCGCCGCCTTCGCACCAATGCTTAGCGGCGGCTTCTAGTTTTTTGCTTGTGACCCCGTAATGCTGTCGGTGTAAGCAGAAATTACACCGCGCAAAACATATGGGTCGTCAAACAACTCAGCTTGCGCTTCCTCGCTGTAAACGACCTCGTCTCCATCCTCGTCTTTAATCCCCTCCCAACCTTCAACAATCTCATTAATTAAAGCGTCATCGCCTTGCTCAATTAAATCGTTAAAAGCTGAGCGACTCATCTTTTTAAAGATTGCCGTAAAAGTTTCTTTTTTAAACTTGCCGCCGTCAACAGGAATGTCGACGGCAACAGGCCACTTATACGAAGAAACTTTTTTGAGAACAAAAGCCATGCAGGTTAGGTGTAAGCGAGTGTCAGCTCGTTGTTACCGGCTGAACTTGGCACCATAGTAGTAGGAATGTTCAACATAACAATGCCTTGATCTTCCGAATACGTTGGGTTGCCTAATGACAAACCAGTCGACGGAGAACTTAAGGTGATAATGTTGCCTGCAGTCGCACCGTGAACAATACTTAAATTGCCTGATGTTCCTGCAACAGAAAGAGCAAAGAAATCTTTAACAGACAAAGCTGGTGCTTCAATTACAAAGTTAGCCGTCGCTGCACGATCAGTAATCAGCACATCTTTGTTTGAGTTGACCAGCTCTCGGTAAACAACATCATTACCAATATCAATTTCGGCAGATTGCAATGCCAAGTTAGTTGCTGAAAACAACGTAAAGGCAGTGGTGTTTGTGTCGTTGAATATCTCAGGGTCTGCCTGATCACTAAACGTTAAGGTCGGTGACGCTGTATCTGTTGGGGCAACGTACTGCCCGGTCATTGTAAAGTTGTAAACCGGAATTTGATTAGCGTTAAGGCTGAGGGAAAACGTCCCACGCGCACCAGTTACCTTGTGCCGAATCCCGTCACTGTCAACGTAAATCGTGACCGATTCAGGCGTTGTTGAAATAGGTGCGTAAGTTACTGAAGTGCTTGAAACAATTGTTTCGCCAAACCCGCAAGCTTCTAGCAATGGACCGTATTTTGGAGCCGTACCGGCAGCGCCTGATCCTGAATACTCAACGGTAAACGTAACGCTGACACGAGTGTTTGCAATCAGCTGAGGACTGTTGCCCAAATAACTACGAATCAGATCACGCGAAAGGACTTCAGACTCAGCAGGGTTAATCTCAACAGCTGAAACTTGAATTGCGTTTGCCGATCCTGTTGGGGTACTGTCAGATCCGTAACTTGACTCGGTTTTAGCGAGGATAGACCTCACTCGGGCTAGTTTTGCCATGTGTAAGGCCTCAGAAAAAGGGCGATGTTTATCGCATCAGTTTAAGTTAACTGCTTCCGCAAGCCAACCCTACGCTGATGTCAGGTCAACGCGGCTTGACCGATATTTGACCAGATAATCCATACTAACAACCCCCAACGGGACATCAGCCTCGTACAAGCTAAAATCAACTCGATCAGGATCAATGTCTAAAGCGTAGCCGTTGACAGTGCTGTCAGCCATTATCAGGCTATGAACTTGTTGGGAGTAAGTATCCGACGCATCGTCAGGAACCCCGGAACGGACCAACACCGTTATTCTGACGCGCAAGGTCCATTGCAATTTATTACTAAACTGCTCGGACGGTTGGTCCGCTACCGGCTCGACAATAATTGCAGGCACTTCGCCACGCGCTAACGGTTCAACCCTGCTTCGGTAAACCGTTACGCCAGTGGCAGAATCAAGATTCGTTTTAATTCGAGCAAGAATCAATTCACGCCTTGTGTCGGCCATTAGTCCTTACTCAACAAAAGCTCAGAAAAGAGGCCATCATCGACAGGGCGATTTTCCCTGACGGTGTATGCCTCAGATGCAACAGTAATAGAAGCGCCGCGAGCAGCAGAACTTACATCTGAAGTCTTTGCCATTAGCAAATACTCTCGACTTAAAGCCACACCACCCGCGATCACATCCATAGGCGAATCCAAGATACCCACAAAATTAGAACCCCCACCAATTTGGCAGGTCGTTCCAAACTCCTCTGTATTTAGAAAAGCGAAGGTATCTTCAAGAGCCATGATCAGCCGTACTTCTTAGAGCCAACTGCAATAACGCTAATAGCGCCAGCGCCTGTGCCGCCTGCGACAGTAACACTGACTTTAATAAAACGCTCAATTGAATTAGTGTTGACACTAATTTTTTGCGTTTTAGCAGTGTTGGCAGCAGTGGTTGTAAATGCACCACCGCTTACGTCGGTGTAAGTGCCACTGGCCGTGTCGCACTCAGTCAATTTGACTGCATAGGTGACGGAAGCGCCACCAGCTTCGGCGTCAAGAGAGACAGCAATGTCGCCCTCGTAATCGAGCAGATCAACAGCAGAGCCAACACCTGTGGCCGTAACCACATCACTTGGCAATAAGTTGAGGACTTCTGTTTTAGTCCCCAGATTTTGGATCGTCATTGGTTGCCTTCCTCCGGCGTTTAGGTTTAACGGGTTGTTCGGTTTCAAGAGGTTCGTTGTAAACCTCTGCAAGATCACTACCGATCAGGATATTGGCGTCGAGCAGGGAAGCCTCAACGACTTCCCCAATTCGAACCACCTGACCCGCTAGCACAACTTGCTTACGGATCTTGATCTTCATGATCAGAGGGTGTTGTTACCACGACTGAAGGATTGACCATGGCGGGCTGCCACGTCAACATCCTGCAGCGCAACCACTCGGACAGTGCCAGAGGTGCTGTGAGTGTAAGGATCAACCATTAGATCCAAGCCAGAGAAATAAGCAATAATCAGGTCAGAGAAGTTTCCGAACCAAAGATCGTTGCTTGCCACTTGGTTAGAAATTACGGCCTCATAACCATTCACTTCACCATTCGTGAAAATGAATTGAGCGGTGTTGGTGGCTTTTTCTGCTGTCTTCAAAGCGCCGCGCATTGCAGCGTTCATCAGATACTTAGGAGAGCCCAACAAGGCATTGGCGCTAGCAATATCAGACTCAAGCGCAACCACCTCAGCAAATGTTGGGGTGTTAGCAGCAAAGTCCTCAGTCAAAACACCGGTAGTGTCCTTGAGGCCTAAGGGCTGGTTAGCTGAACCGGAACCATAAAGGCCAACACGGTCAATTTCTAAAGCAAGCACTTTGGCAAGATCGCCTCTCACCAGGTTCTCCACATCAATGGAGGACTGGATAACTAGACGGCGACTGAAATCGGTAAAAGCGCCGCAGGTCTTAGGCGTAAGCGCAACCTGATCAATGGTTTGCTGTGATTCGGTTGGAGAACCGGATTCAGCCACCCAGTAAGCAGTCGCAGCGCCTGATTGACGAGGAATGTTGACGTTGCCAGAAAGGCCAGTCAACACACTTGCGCCAGCTTGCGTCAGTGCCGATGCGTTACGCAGAAGGTCAATAAAGTTGTCTGCATCCAACTCAGTCTCAACAAGGTTGCCACCGGCAGTAGCCGTGCCAACGTTGAGGTCACGACGCATTACGTCAGACGGGACAGTGATGCCACGAGATTGACGGCCAAGCTTGGTTGCAGCGGCCTCAGAAGCCTCAATTTCAAACCCAGCAGCATCGCGTGCAGCGCGATCACCAGGGTTGCTTAAGTAGTTGATGGCACGCAGGAAAGAAAAGCTGCGAGCTTCTTTTTGCGTGAGGCCGATTTCACCAGCAGTGGTGTCAACAGGCTTGGCGTTAGAACCCATTTGGTCAATAAGAGCGGAACGAAGTTCGTCAATACCGCGAGAATTCATAACAAATTCTTGAGCGAGGTCAACGTTGTGAGTGCGCTTACCAAGAGCAAGCATTTCAGCGGCTTCTTTTGCTTTGGCCTCGGAGGCCTCAGCACGAAGAAGCTCCAGGTCTGGAGTTTGTTCTTCCATGATGGAAATAGGAGTTGTAGTAGGTACGGCTGAGGCCGTAGACACAGTTTCAACAGAGTCAAAACTGCGACCGATGCCAACCGATTGATCAGCTGGCACGGTCACCAAACTGAGTTCGAACGGCTGGAAAGAGGTGGCCCGATAAGTCATTGGAGTAGTTGACTTATCTTCCTCCATGTCATTAATCTTGTATCCAAAGCTGACGTTTCTAATAATTCCGTCTTTAATTAAATCTTGCATTTCGCGGCCAAGCTCATTGTTAGCAAGTTTTACCTGTGCATAGCCGCGTTTGTTTTTGAGATATGCACGCTGCACAACACCAACAATTCGATCAGCATCATGTTGATAAAGGAGTGGAGCACCGTCATTTAGTCGAGACAAGTCCATCGCTTTTTCTGACATTTCCAACACTTCCATGCCGAAATAACGCTCAACAGGCTCTTCAGAAGCAAACGGAAACTCAATTGTGCGGTCTTCTTTTTCAACGTAATCAGTGCTGTGCGCCCGTGTTAACGGCGTATCTTCAAACATGCGGATTGCAGCAATCTTGGTAAGAGTGCTAAACTTGTGCCCAACTTTTCTATCTGTGGGCTCACCGTCGCGATACAACGTAATTAAAGCTGCAGGGTCTTCTGCCGTGCCGGTAATTGTAAAACTTGAGTCAGGGACATCAATTTTGCCGTCACGCTCAACACGACTAATACGCCCGCGAGCTGAACCGCCACTGCTGCTCCAAGAAACAAAGTCCCCAGTTTTAAGCGCATCAGGCGCAGCGCGTTCAGTCATGTTTTCAATAGTTTCCGTGCTATCGGGATCATAACTAGGTTCTGTGTCTTTTTTAATTGTCTCCAAATCGTTGACGTTAGCCATTAGTCATCCTCCTCATGGATTTCAGGGTGTTCTGTTTGCTCGACAGGTGGATTTTGTGCCTGGCCTGCTTTGTTAACAGCACTAGGATCAGAATCTAAGACAATGCCGAGATCGTCCATAGTTGCAAGCTCATGGGCTCTTTGCCGCATGGTTTCTTCAAAGTCTCCACCATGCAGGGCAACAACTTGAGACAACGTCATAATCCCTGATCGAATCATTGATTTGTAAGCCTCAGCTTCTTTCTGCGGATCTACAAACTGCGCTGCTGGTGCAATCCATTTTGCCTCGTAATAACGATCAGGATCCATGTCAAAGGCAGGCATTTGCAAAACACCTGACAACACGCCCATTTCAATCCAACGCTCATAAATTGGTTGGCACAATTTGTCAATGACGTATTGCTGCAAAGTCCTGTAATGAGCGCGAGTCTCGATCAACTCCAAACGAGAAGAGCTGTAGTTGGATTGAGAAAAATCAGAGCTGACCTGGGTATAGGAGCAACCAACACCAGCAGCCACGGCACGCAACATCTGCGCCACAAATGGCGTAAATGCATCATCTGGACGTTGAGGCGAGAAGAATTGCATGTCTTCTCCTGGCGCAAGACGGCGAATACTGCCAGGAGAAAAGTCCAAAACAGACTCTTCTTGATAAGTGCCATCCTCAAACAGTTCTTGATCAGGGGTACGAACAAAGCCCATCATTGCTGCGCTTGAACGTGCAGCAATAATTTCTGCCTCCTCATAACCGCGCAGGTTGTTTAGCCGCATAATTGCCGAAGCAAATGCAGTTACCCCACGAGTTTGACCAGGGCGGTCAACGGAATACAAATGAATGATTTCGTTGGCAGGGATCCGCGTGCGACGTTTTTTGGCAATCTGGGCGTAACTAAATTGATAATCACCAGGGTGATAATTCAAAAAGTGATAAGCCACTGGGGCTGACCATTCGTCAAGTTCAACGCCCATACGGACGCGATTGCCGTTTGGCTCAAAGCCGGTGTAATCATCATCAAGCAAATCTGCCTCAATAACCTCTAGGCCCAACGGGATGCGGCTATCTCCAAAAGACTGGCGAACAAGGCGAACAAAAACTTCACCCGACTCAATCATGCTGCTGATGCACAGCTGCTGAATTTGCGGCCAAGACAAAGTGCCACCTGCATGGCAATTCTTGGCTTTGCTCCATTTTTTAAATTCGTGCTCAATAATTGGATTCAAGCGTTCATCAAGACGACCACCTCGAATCATTCGCACTTGCGCTTGATGCTTGATGCCTTGACCAACAACATTGTTTTTAACAGCACGCAACGCAGATTTTGCAAAATCTGAATCGCGAACAAGAGCCCGAGCGCGATTTCGCAGAATACGCAGGCTGTTTTTTACTTCTGAATCGGCGCTTGTTCCCTGACTAATCCAATCGGATGTCAGGCGATTCATTTGAGCGCCTGCGTAGTTGCGTCTTACAACTTTGCGTTTTGGCGGGAAAGGCCACATGATTAAACAAACCTCACTTTTGCAAGACCAGGATTGCCCAGACCCTGTCTAATCTTTTCTGCACGGCGCTCAGCATTGACTTCAGCCTGCAAAGAATCGCGCAATTGAAGCAATTCCACCATTTTGTATCTCTTTAAACTTCGTCCCCCAATCGTATATTCCTGAACCATGCCGCCTTGAGACAGCGTTCTAATTGCAGCTTCTACAAAATCAAGATCAATTCTTGCTCGTGATCGGTCGTCAAATGCTCCCGGCTGCCCTGTGTAACTAAGAGTTGCCTTAACGGTGAACTGGCCTCGGCCTGCTGTGTATTGAACGCCACCCAGAGAAGCAATTGCTTGCCACGTCCACAACCCAGCGTCAAAACCTGTGGTCACGCTTGATGGCACGGTGACACGCCAGCCGTCGCTTTCAGCTACGCCGACAATTGTCGACCCTTCGTGGTTTTTGTCTGTCCTGGCATACCACGTCAAGGTGTAGCTTGCGCTGTCAATCTGGGTGCCTATCAAATCGTTAAAAGCAGGTACGTCAAAAATGACCGTGTCACCTGCATTAACAATTTCAGGAACAAGAATGCTCACCAGTTGGTAACGAAGGACTGCTGAGGACGACGCGCACCACGTCGTCGCAATGGCTGATATTCAGATTCTACCTTCCTTTCAGGCTTAGGCTCGGCTTTTATTGCTGCTTTCTTGAACTGTTGAAAAATTGTATGTCGGTTGTATCGAAGATATAAAAAGTTTAATGCTGCATACGAATAAACAAAACAGTCCAAGGCTTCGTTGCGATCGCCAGCCTTTTTCTTCCACTCACGCACCGCAAAACCCTTGACATAACGGACGACCTGACGTTCTGACGTGAGCTGCTTGAAATATTCTTCGCTGGCTTCTGCGTGAAAATGAATGTAGCCCGCACCTTCCTCGTTGTGTTTTAAACGGCCAAACAACGTTGATTTGATCGTATCGACCCCAACAGGGAACACCTCCGCAGAGTTTTTAAGCACTTGGCCGCGATAGTTGATGTCAACTTTGCTTGGTTTGCCAATTGCAGGTTTATTCCGTTGCGACTGACCTTTTAATGCAAAAACGTTGCGCTTCATTCGCTCACGGCAAAACGCATAAACCTCGCTGGTGAAGTGACCGCCGCTATCAATACCAACAGCAGAAAGCTTGACCTCGTCTCCGTTGTTGCGCTTGTACTTTCTAAAAATTACGTCGTCAACTTGCTCCCACAGCTTTGGCCCTGCAGGGTCGCCATAGATCTCATCGTGTGAAATTAACCAACACTCTTCCCCCTCGGCATACGCATAAATTCCCACGGCAACGCGATTGTCCTGCACGTCAATCCCAGCTGTGACAATGCTTGCCTTGTCTGGAATCTCACTGGCAGGATAAAACTCAGCACGCTCACGCAAACCTTCTGCCCCAAGCCTTGCCCCTACCTCCTCCTCCCACGTTTCGCCCAGCACCGTATTGACAAACGTCTTTAACAACGGAGCGTCGTTTTTCGCACGTAAAAACTCGGTGACAATTTCCTCCCAGCTTTTCCAACCCAACGGCGAATACAAACTGGACAGATGAAATCCTGCTGTTCTTTTGTCCTCTGACGTGGCGGTGGCTCTCCACTCGCCCTTGCGGAGCATTTCGCTTTTGTAATGCTCCTCAATGTGCGTCCCACAAGACTCGCAAACATAAGCAGCTGTT